CAGATAGGTTCGTGTGCTGGTTTTAGAGCAGTTCCCCAACCTTCCCATTCGGAAGTGCCTTTGGTGATACTTCCACCAGATACACCTAATCTTTCTCCACCAAGTCCACCCATATCTGTTTCGTAATTTCCTAAAAACTCTCTTTCTGTTTCTTCCATAAAACTATCGTATCTATCGTCAAGTTTTAGAAGTTCTTTCATTTTAAGATAGTCGGCTTTTCTCGGTAATCTCTGCCCCGCTGGTCTACCTTCAAACCAAGAGTAATTAGTAGTTCCACCACAAATAACTTCATCCGCCTTTGAAAGTGTAATGTTTAATTCTGTTCTTTTATTTTTTATATATTCGGCAAACTCTTTTGATTGGTCTGACGTTGTGCCACCCCTCTTATCTACTGCCTTGCCTATATTCAAAGATTTAGGAAAGCCAGAGTTTCCCGTGATAAATACTTGTCCATTTCTACGAGCAATAAAAGCACCAGTTGAAACTGTCGGACAAAAGATTATTCCCGAGTATTCAATTTTCTCAACTCTCGCCCTTCGTGTAATTTGTGTTCCTTGTTTGATTGAAATAACATCAGATTTTCCAGTCGGTTGTCCTGTGGGTCGTGATTGATATGATGCACTACTTGGGTTCTCTCTAAACATATCCCCAAGGATTGAGCCACTATCAAACGATGTTCCATTACATATCCATCTTTTCTTGCCATCGGTGAAAACTCCTTCGGACACCTCACATATTTTATCGGCTTGTAATTTCCGTGTTTCCTCCAATAAGTTACTCCACCTTTCCAAGCTGGGTTCTTTTCTAACTTCAATCCTTTGCTCGGACATTTCTTTCCTAACCCATTTGCTGAATAGTTTTTGAGCCAATCTTTTGCCTTTCCACAACAACTCTTTGAGCAATAGTTTCCTGTGTCCTTCCTGTAATGAATAAAAATCTTCTGACAATGTCGGCATATACTCCATTTCTTTGAGTTCTTCTGCGGTAACGAATACAAGTTTTCCTTCTCGTTCAACAAGACAGCGGTGGTTTCTACTGACGATTTGGTCTGTGTAATCTGATTTAATTCGGTAGGCGGTATCTTGGTGGACTTTATAGACACTATACCCTTGCGGTCTTTCCCATTTGTAAATGTTGTTTGTAATATCATATACCCCTATTCTATCATATTGCGTGAGTTTATGCAAGGGCTTGTAGCCACTTTCCGTTAATATTTCTGTATCTTCTGACAAGCAACCATATACCCACTCAATCATATCTCTGACTTCAAATCCTGCATCTTCAATAGCTACTGCCATTCTATGATAAGTTCTTGTTCCACTAAAAGATAAAAGGTGTCCTCCTGGTTTTAATACTCTTAGACACTCTTTCCACATATCAACATTATAGGCGATACCTGAATTATCCCAAGACTTACCCATAAAGCCTAATTCGTAAGGTGGGTCAGTGACAATACTGTCTACCGAATTATCTGGTAATGTTGGTAATACATCTAAACAATCACCTTGATATATTTTATTTAGTTCCATTAAATATCCTTAATTATTAAATCTCTTATAATAGTTTAATTATTTGCTACTTGTATTTTTCAAACAATCTTCTCCATAAAGGTTAGTTTCATAATTGTATCTAATGACAATGAACTTTTATTATCCTATAGTGGACAGTTTTCACCTGAACATTTTGTGATGTCCATATTATTTATTTAACACACTTTCTAAATCACTCTCAGTTAAGAACGCAGTATCAGCGATGTCTTCTTCTTTATAAGTATTGCGTAGCTTTAAGCGGAGTTCAGATAATATCTCTTTAATCGTTTCTTCTCTGGTTTGGTCAATGGCTTTGGATAAAAATTGTTTCAGACTATCCCTTTCTAGGAAACTGTTTATAGTAATACATCTCCATTCAAACTCCTCTAATAATGATTGCTTAGACATAAGTTTATTTATTATCTCTTATTTAGTGGGGGGGGATTATAATATCACAACCAACTCTTTCTTTTATAATATCGCAGTATTTTTCGTCTTGTTCTATTAAGATAAAGTTTCTGTTAGTGTTTTTACAAGCTACTCCTGTTGTGCCACTCCCAGCTACATTGTCTAAAACTATATCTCCTTCGTTAGTATAAGTTTTAATAAGATATTCAAATAAGGCTACTGGCTTTTGGGTGGGATGGAGTTTTTCCTTATCTCTAATAAACTTAATCAAATTCTTTGGGTATCTTTTACCATCTGATATAGTTTCAAAACCACCTACATCTTCTCTACCACCTTTTCCACCACGAACAACTGCACTATTCTCTTTTTGATTACCAGATTTTATTGTATATGGTTTTCCTTCAGTAAATTGAGGATTATATTTCATTGTAATTCCATTCTTTACAAATGAAGTAGCAGCCCTACCAAAAACACAAATATCTTCTGTTATCTTTAATGGTTGGAATTTGCTATTTAAGAAGTTAGTTCCATTGTCCTTTTCCCATATCCAATTATATTTATACAGTTTTATATTGCTTGAAATAAGAAGTGAGGTAAAAGGCTGTTGTGAAGTTAAAATAATAGCACCATCATCTTTAATAATTCTTTCATACTCATTCCATAATTTATACATCGGAATTATACTATCCCAAGATGCAGGTGTCGTTCCATAAGGTAAATCTGCTAAAATCATATCAATACTCTTATCTTCTATTCCTTTCATTACCTCTAAACAATCACCTTGATAACATACATTAGTTTCCATACACATTATAATTAATTATTACATTCATATAGTTTTTATTATTTAATTCCCTTCAATAACTTACTGACTGGTAGGCTGGGATACTATCTCTTACCGATGAGTGTTGTCCAGCACGGCCTCTGGTTCAGCTCGGTCTGCTTGTCCAGATATTTCTTATGGGCGTCAACTAACCAATCAGCAAGTTGTTAAAGATAATTTATTATCCTACTACCACCGCAAGTGTAATCACTTTCAACAGACTAACCTGTCCTTGCTTGCTCTCAATGGGGCTAGGTGGTAGTAGGTCGTATGTGGGTGTTTTACCATCCCAGTTTCGCAACTCTTTCCGCAGATTGAATTGCTCTCACCTCCAGACTACGAAATCCTTTGGCAACGCCCGTAGTGATTATTTGGACGAAGTAATTTCTTCAAAGCTACCATCATTATGTCTGATTGTTTTAATTGCTTTGCATAGTGCTTCAAAGTTTCTATTTCCATTACCCATATAAAATAAACAACCATCTAATTTTGCCTCGCTTAGGTTTGCCCCGCTTAGGTCTGCCCCGCTTAGGTCTGCCCCGCTTAGGTCTGCCTTGCTTAGGTATGCCTTGCTTAGGTATGCCTCGCTTAGGTCTGCCCCGCTTAGGTATGCCTTGCTTAGGTTTGCCTCGCTTAGGTCTGCCCCGCTTAGGTTTGCCCCGCTTAGGTTTGCCCCGCTTAGGTATGCCCCGCTTAGGTTTGACCCGCTTAGGTCTGCCCCGCTTAGGTTTGCCTTGCTTAGGTTTGCCTCGCTTTTAATTGCTTCTTCAACGGCTTCTTTATAAGTAGTTTTGGTGCTTTGAAAAATAATATCTCCAGTAAATCTATTTTTAATTGCAATACCTAAAACTTTTTCTTCTTTTATATTTTCAGCTTCTTGAATATACTTTTTACATTCTTCTAAGTTTTCTAATACTTGTTTTTTAGTAATCATAATTATATCTTATTCCAAGTCTAAAGTGCTTGGTTAATTATCTAAAATTATCAGTTCCTCTCACATACTTATCACACACCCATATACCTTGACCACCAGCGTCTATCTTTTTAATGACTTCTTTTACTTCACACTCAAGGTTATATTTACACCTATTATTTATATCTTTCTGCCAATGTGAATTCCACTGAAAATATCCTTCATCTACACTCCCGACAGGATAGTTGCCTTGTTCATTTTTCAGTTTAAGCCCGAGCATACTTTCACAGTCACACAATTTAACCAAATAATCTACATATTTATAATCTCCGGCAATTTCTCTAATTCTTTTTTCGGTTTCTATTCTAACTTTAAGCTGTGCCTCTGACCAGTTCCCATTCATATAAGCGTATTTAATTTGAATTTCTTTTTTGACTTCTTGGACTTCTTGTTTAACTTCCTTCACTCCTTGCTGGACTTCTTTAATTTGTTCTGTTTGCTGTTCTACTTTAATCTCAACTTGCTCAATCTTTTTATTTTGCCGATAAACATTAACTCCCACCACAGCAATACTTAATATAATCGCCAGAAAACCACAGATTGAAGCTATTGTATCGTTGTTGTTTGTGCGTTGATTATTTTTCATAATATAAGTATAGCAAACTATTCTTGCTTTGTCAAGAGGGCTATTCTACTTTATTTATCAAGTCTATAATTTCTTTAGATTTTAGTCGTATAGCGGTCTTAAGATATTCATTAGACGATTGTTTGGTCTTGGTGGCTACTTGTTTTGCTGACTCATTTTTGCCCTTAATTAAATCTGCCCAATCATAATTATTCATTACTATTAGCCAATTATCTTGCGGCATACCATCAAAATGAATTACTAGTGTTGGTATGGTATGGCTCATTGCGGCATCTCTTTCGCTTTGCTTCCAAGCCTCCATTAGATTTAACTTTTTAACTGATTTAACCTCAAAATTCATACCCAGATTATTAGTTACATCTGATTTTACTATATTAGCACCACTACTAGAATTCCTGTACGCCTTACAGATATTATTATCTCTTAACCAATTAGCCCACAGATTTTCGCCTCTATTTCCTTTCTTTTTAGAGTTGACCATATTATTCAATAGATTTATTTATTTTCATTTTATAAAGCCACTGCCCGTGACATTTTCTACTACAAAATACTGGTTTTCGTTTATAGTCTAAATATGTTTTTTCCACACCACAATTTTGGCAAACATAAGTTTTGGTTCGGGCTAACCTTCTTTTTTCCCAGCGACATTTTTTACACAATAACATTGGTTTATCTATATACTCTCTGCCGCTATATTCTTTGCCGCACACGGGGCAAATCCGTGTAAAAGCTCTGGTTTTGTGTGGTCTATTTCTGCGATTATATAATAATTGTTTTTGGTATGTTTCATTAAAAAGTAGCTGATTTAGGATTTGCCTTACTCTTTCTCTGGTAATTTGTTGTTCCCGAGCTATTTTTTCTAGGGTAGCCCCTTTGTAAAATAAGTCTTTGATTTTTTCTTTGTCTGCCATATATTTTTACGCACCACCCCTAGCCTCTGACCGCAAGCCCTCTATTCTGACCTTAAGTCCAGACATTAGGCGTTCAAGTGCCTTTAATTGATATTTATAAGATTTTAAGATTAGATATTCAGGAGTTAATTCATATTCACGATTGAACTCTGCCATACTTTTAATATCGGTGTTTTCTTTAATTTTCTTTTTGACCGACTGGTTTTCTTTTAGACTTTCAATTAGCTCATCACTAATTAGTCCATAATCATAGCCCAACTTACAATAAATATCTTCTAGCTCTGGAAGTGAATTATAACTGGTCTTAATTTGTTTTGTTCTTTTAGATAAAATTGTTTCCATATAATTAAAATGGTATATTGTTTATTTCTATTGGCTCTTCTTGATTAAATGAGGTGCTATCACTAAAAACTTTTTTCACTTGCTCAATATCCACATTATCTGCCGGCTGTTCTTGTTTTTTATCTAGAAACTTAAATTCATTGACCACTACTTCTGTGCGGTATTGTTTAGCTCCGTTTTTCTCCCAACTACGAGTTGTTAATTCTCCCCTAATAAATACTAGTGAACCCTTTTGGGTATAGGTGGAAAAAGCTGAAGCTCCGTTCCAGACAACCAGATTGTGGAATTCTGACTTTTCTTCTATTTCACCATCTTTGTTTTTGAACTTTTTATTGGTTACTAGTGTGGCGTTAGCAACCAACTTACCATTGGCGATTTCTCTTACTTCGGCATCTTTAATTAGACGCCCGATTAAAATTACTTGATTGAACATATGTTTTATTCAAATTGTTTAATTATAGTTTTAATCTTTTTTTCGGCTATAATAAAGCCCTGTTTTAATTTTTTATGGGCTTCTTCATCTGGATAAATCCTGAACACAATTATTGTTTGTTTATAATTAGGATTGTAAAAAATTAAATCCCACCATTTTCGCTCAGTAATTAGTAGATTCATCTGCACCTGCCACATATAATCACTACTAATCGCCCCTTCCTTTTCCAATAAAAGCTTAAAGTATTCTTTGTCGTCAGGACACTTTATTTCTATTCCACCATCGTCTCCAACTAGTCCGTCAGGGCTACAACCAACATAATCATTATATTCAATGAAACCTACCTGTTTTACCGTATTGCCTGTTTCTATCTCATAGATACTTCTGGCAATAGGTTCTAGCTTGTTTCCTCTTTCTGTGTGCTTGTTAGAAAATTGTTCTTTTTCCGCACAAGAAAAATAGTCAGCCATTACTTCTAAAATATAATTGTCTAGTCCTTTACCACAATTAGCTATGGCGGTAGCGTGAGAGGCAGTTATTTTTCCCCTTCTTATTTTATACCACTCTTCGCTTTGTTGAATAATATCATCGTGAATAATCATACTTGTTGAGTTAGTTGATTTTTCCGAATAGCTATGTATTCGTCAAAAGCACTGCCCTGCCCTTTATTTTTTTCATAGTATTTTTTTAAGTCTTCAAGGGTAGTAATTTCATCTATTTCTTGTTTGGTTTTTAACTCTAAATCTAAAGGATTATCTAGACTATAATTTTCATTATCGTTATCTTCAATCTTTTCAAAAACATCAGAAAAGTGCTGTTTAACTGCCTTTTTAATAATGGTTTTTAACGCCATTTCCATAAACCATTGCCGCCAGATATAATCTGTCTTTGCCGTTTTTCTGTGCTTTTCTATTTCTTCCCTGCTCAATAAAGTTAAAAACTCTCCTCGTTTATTTTTTATCACACAATAACCGCCAATAATGTTTTCTTCTTTACGATTAAATGGTTCTTTGATGTTGTGATGGTAGATGACACTACCACTTTCTTTGGCTACTTGAAAATCATCGCCCTCATATACTAGTGATACATCTATTTGGCTTTCTGGATAAGCTAATAGCATTTTATTTTTATACGCTACATAGTCATAACTAATACCGGTTGGCTGAAGTGTAATGTGTTTTCCGTCAAATACTAGTCCATCTTCTGCTACCCGGCGGAATAATTCTGCCATTTCTTCTTCGGTTCTATTGGCTAGCCAAGTATTTTTAAGCCTTCCAGAGCTATCTTTTTCGTTTTCTAATTTTATAATATAACTGGCAAATTGTTCTACCTGCTCACGACGATAATAATATATAATTGGTTTATTTATGTTTTCTTTAAGACTATAACCCATTAGCAAGTCAATAATTTTTTGTTTGTTCATATATTTTTTTAATTTTCTAACTTTGTTAATACTTTTTTTATTTCTTTTTCTTTTTCTTCATATAAATTTATTAACTCTTCCAACATATTAACAATTTTCTTTTGAGTTTTTTTAATTTCTTCGGTCATAATATTAATGACTTCAAGCTGTTGGTTAGTTTCCTCTATGTATTGATTTACTATTATTAAAAAGGCAGTTTTTTGTAATTTATTTTCCATATTTTTTAACTTATTCATTTTCTTCTAATTCTTCTCGGTGAGCGTCTATATCTTCTTGGGTCATATCGTCCCAGACGGTATGATGGTCGCAAGTAAAGCAACAATTATTATAGAGGACGAAGTCAATTTCGTTGGGGTC